TATCTCAATCATAACTCGAGGTTTGACACTATTGACTAATGTAACCAACAAGCCAGTTTCAACTTCATTAAGATAAGCATTTGGAAAAACTCTAACCCGCGCAACTTCAATCTCTCCGCGTGATACCGTCAGCATTGTCTAAGTGCACTTATCCAATCGCCATCCGAGGTTTGGCGACAAATCTTGACATTACGATACCAAGGTTTAAGCCAACGCCAACTTGCCCATTTGCTTAGCAGAAGCTTTATATTTGGATGGCCTATCGCTCCCGCTAAATGAACCGCTGCGGTATCGACTGTTATAATCTCATCCATACATATCATAAACGCGGCACAATCGGCAAAGTCTTCAAATTCATGGGCATTGACTCTCACTTCTTGATTTGGTGGCTGTATCTGAACACTATGGATTGCGGCGGTGGGATCAAGATTATCCACCAACCCTGCCAATTCAATATCGCGCGGATAGTCACCAACGCTTGGCTTACCAATTGACCAAGCGATACCAATACGTTTACATGTGGCTGGACCAAGATGACTTTTCCATTTACTAACAAGCTTAGGATCAACATTAAGGTATGGACCATTATCATGAATTATTGGAGATACATATAGCCTTCCAAGAAGATGTAAGAATGGTATGAAATAATCGACCGATCTTCCACCACGCAAATTCCCATTCACTAATCGGTCTAGCTCCTCTGGTACATCAACCATTACTTCAGCGCCCATCGCCTTAAGATGTTTAATGTAACGTAAGCATTGAATGGTATCACCAAAACCATGAGCGTGAATAACAAGAATACATTTACCATTTAAGTCCTCACCACGCCATAATTTCATTCCGTTGACTAGAGCTTCCTTAACCTGAGGCCGAATAAAGGGCGGGTGATCCTCCAACGCTAGATATTCGTCAAATCCTTCCTTCCACCTTCCCATAGCGAGAAGGATCATAGCTCGATTAAACCGCGCACGCAGCGTAGGAGCTAACGCAATCGCAGCATCGGAATGAAGCAACGCTGAGGAAAGATGATTGCGCTTATAATCCGTTACTGCTGAATTAAACCATTCAAGATATTCATCAATGTCGATGTTAAGTTCATTCGTTACTTCACGCTGACCCAAATATCTATTACCAATGGTGATTGAGATCGACGCTGGAATTTGCCTTTTATTTCCATTAACCTCGAGCACCTCACCATCGAGCGTCAATCCTCGCCAACCATAGTCGGTGACCTCCGCAGAAATCACTGGCAAAAGCTCCGGCTCATCAAAGCCAGCAAATAATATTTTAGGCTTTTCCATAATGAGTGAGCCCATCAGCAAGCCAACCTTACGAGATGGCTCACACCCTCCGTGATAGGTAGGGTGTCCTTGCAAGTGATGGGCTCGCTCATTACACCAGCACCAACGTAATAGTACGATCAGCAGCTTGCTTTACCGGATTAACTGACGGACCAGAACGTAACTTAACATATAGTGCTGCTTGTGTATATGATGTATCAACCATACAAGCTCGCCCTGCACCCATTGCGCGCAAAAGTTCAACGCCCCAAACATCATATAGATCGGCAAAATTGATATTATCATTTGATACTTGAAACGACATATTTGCAGGCGTCCAATCTGGTGGCATCATAATATATGAAACGCTACCAACAGATAAATCTGCGGAATTTGATAATGATTGTCCTGCTGGAATGGTTACAGTCACCGTAACTGGAATAGGCTTTGCCATATTATTACTTCCATATTGGAGTTAACCAAGCTACACCTGCCGCGTTACGCAAAGCCCATGTTACTGGCCAACGTACCTTCACTGCCGTCGTCTCAGTTTGAAATAGTGATTTGTGCGTTCCAGTACTTCCAGGATCGGCAACCGGAGCCGTATCCATATGAAGTGTTCCTGACTCGGCACTCTCCACTTCTGGATCGGGACTAAATGCTGCAACCAAAGCTTCTGGCGCGACCGCGATCAAATCTGCACCCACAGCATTAGAAGCTCGAATTGGCAGCGCAGTTTGTTCTACGCCAGAGCTTATTCTAGCTCTCACCATCAGCGCGCGACCAGGAGAACAAATCAATACCACAGGTCCAGCACCAGCAACTGCCGATACCGCATTTACCAACGTCGCAACATCCTCAAAGCAAGCGCCAAAGGGATCGGTCGATGAGCTAGGTGTTGATGCGCTAATTCCGTTGCGCAAACCGGCTGGCCGCGCACTAGTCGCAGCATTGCTATCGAATAACGCAACATCGAGCGCCGGTCCGCAAGACCGCACTAAAGCATCTGTAACCAACTTATCAGCATTCCCAGATTCCATCATCTCGCGAGTAAGCACCGCGATAGTCGCCAGTTTATATGGCAATAATGTCGCTGGTGAAACTGCAAGTTGACGTACTGGGATAGGAGCATTCTCCGCGACAAACCCGGCATTACCAGCGCCAGCGAGAAACCCCGGCGCAGAGACTTGCCCATAACCCGCCATACTCAATACTAATCCACGTCCTAACAAATCTGCTCCAGCGGATGCTGTTTGCATCGAAGATAGAGCATCAACAATAATCTTACGCGCCAATTCCGCCGCCCAACCTGTTACTGTCGTTTGAGCGGGAGCCGATGCTGCTCGTAACAAAATATCGTCAGGCCACATTCGCTCTATTACATCCGACAATCGTACATGATGAAGGCTAGATATGCTTTAGCAGTTACTAGACGCACAAAAAGATTACCAGGCAATTCTGGTAGGGGCTCTGCCTTACGTTTAAATGGGATTATAGGTTCATTGGCGAGCGACATTTTAGGCTCCTATCCGATCAAAGCTCTCACATCGATCTTACCAGCATCGAGCGGCGCTACACCTATCGCTATTGCCAGCGCCACAAATCCATCGATCCTTCCGATGGATTTACGTTTGCTCGGTTTACGATTACCGGCATCATCCTGAACAATAATGGTATTATTTACACACATGTTAAGTATCGGATGACCGCCATGAGCGATCTTACATTCTAAGAGTATTTGTTCCAATTCGCGTAGCGCAGGACTCATACCTTGCATCCCTTGACCAAATTCGACAAAATGATCCTTGATAGTGTATTCGGTAAAACCAGCCTTGAGAAGCCAAGGCTTAAGATGTTTGAAGTTCCATCGATCAAATCCTAGCTTACTGATATTATATTTTTTGAAATCATCACGTAGCTTCTCGGCAACATATTCGTAAGAAATGGTGTTGCCTGGAGTTGTATGTAAAAATCCCAAGTCACGCCACAAATCGTAGGGTACTCGATCCACTTGAGATCTTTCACTTAAGCCTTCCGATGGAAGCCAAAATATCGGATGAACGTTCCAAACTCCATTGATCCTCGCAATCTTTACATAAGCAGTTAGGTCTGCCGCTTCTGATAAGTCTAATCCAGCATACACGATATGTCCGGCTAGATCAGCAGGAGGCGCATTATTATTCGCCCAAACCGTTTGCGAGATAAAGGGATTAACGATCTCAACGCGTTGATTCAAGATCAAATTGCGATATTGGTTTTCTCGAGCCGGCATACGCCGAGCATTTTCTGCCATCGCTAATACTTCACCTTGATTCATAAAGTAATCAAAGGCGGGATTAGCCTTGCGTATGGTTTCGACCGCGAATGGATCATCTGTCATCGGTGCACTATAGAGCTTCAATACTACACGCGGATCATGACCAGCTATGGCATCGTCAATAAGCATCGACAATAAATCACTATCGGTCGCAGCCTGAGTAGAGATAATGATGGTAAGCGGTTCAGCTTGCGCAGCGGTCGCTGTCTCTAACGCTTCATAAAGCGTTGACCTCGGTCCACGAACCTGACCCAATTCGTCATGAACGACAAATGCTGGAGATAAACCAAACGCTGTAGATGTCTCAGCGCTCAAAGCTCGATAACGAGTACCAAGCTCAGTACACATTAGCTCTTTCGAGCTATCCTTAATATGAACACTACTTCTCAACCTTGGCGACATTCGAACAATCTTTGCTGCGAGCTGAAATACTACGGCAGCTTGCTCGCGGCTCTGGGCAGTAGAAAAGAGTTGACTATTGCGACGGCGACAGCCTTCCGGTCCGCATAAATGTGCCAACAACAAAAATGCCGCTAATGAAGTCTTGGCGTTCTTACGTCCATAGCTGATAATGGCTAAGCGTGTACCAGAAGGATTATCATAAATGTCGCGAATAGCAGTCTTTTGAAAAGCGCACAACACTACTTTCTTACCAATATGAATACCTTCAGGAATGTAGCATGTCTGCTCGATCCAGTCGATAACGTCGTCAGCACGAGAATAGACAACAACCTCTTTTGGTTGTTGTTTCTTTAATTGCGCACGACGTCCCATGCCTTTGTACTCTTAATTGGAGTTTGTGTTCTAGCTACTTTGAACTTGTTCGCCGTCTTATTGCCAATACGAGCAGTTTGAGTAAGTCTTAATCTCGCTGCAAGTTTACCAGCAGCATCAGAATGTTCCGTAAACAATTTAGACCATTCCCTGAACTCGGATTTACTAGTGGAAGTGTTACGCAACTCTTTCATAATCTTCTTCATGATGAAAACATGGCCGATTAAAGCCTCCAGCAACGGCTGCGTCTCTATGGTAAAGTAATGCGGTGGATAGTTATCCACCAATTGAACCCAATGTCTTTTCTCACCATCGCTTAAATAGTCCGGTGGGTCTGGTCTTTCCCCCGGCAAGATGCCTCCATCCTCTAATTCAATGTTAGAGATCATGTTGGCTTCAGGAGAAACACGCGGCATGCTTATTGTTTCCTTACCGGAGCGGAATGTATAATTCCTGGACGAAGCTCCTTCGATCCGCAATTTTCACAAGATGGCGGATGAGGACCGCTTGGAATGGGCTCCAAACCATACATTTGCCGCCAACCTTCACTCGCTATAACAGAAGCCCATGTTGAAACATGTCCGCAAGCTTCACAAGAACACGGCTGATAAATGCGATCATCCTCATCTTCGCCATGATATCGAATTACATTCATTCTAGCGGTCATTCACAAAATACCACAATGTTTTCCAATTGTTAGTTATTGCAGCTTGAGGCGCGCCGCGGCCAAAGGTGTGTGTAATTTTTTCATGACTGCCCCCCGGTCGATTAAAACCTCCTTTAAGAATTGATTTACACAGCATGAGCATATCGTGGGTGCTTTGGATCGAGCGGGTAACCATCGGGACCAATGTCCCTTTGATAATCGCGCCACTCAAACCCATGCTTTGTCGAATGATGTAATGCGCAAAGCGATTGTAGCTCACTAGTAAGAAACTTATTCCAATCTCCTTTATGCGGATCGATGTGATCTGCTACCGTCGCGGGAGTTACTAAGCCTTGAGCTAGACAAGTGCGACACAAAGGCTCTCTGCGCAAATGAGCGCGACGACGACGACGCCAAATTTCAAACTGATACCATTCACGCCATGGACGCAGATGATGCGGCAATGAATTCATTTTGCTGATACTGCAGCTATATTTTTGTCATGCCAATAGTCGCATTGCTTATGCAAAAATACAATGTTGCCATTCTTGTCTGTACGCTGACGTGGAGTATCGCTCGCGCTAAAACGAGCGTAATCATTACATTGAACGCAAACTGATTTAGATCCACCAGCTGTATCAGCCATCACATGCTACCGCCGTTATGCTTGCTAAAGCATTTGTACGCAACTCAGAAGTCAAACAGCCGAACGAACGTAAGCAGCATCAACTGTTGCGGGTACTGTTTGACCTAGCATCTCGAACAATATGCGACATCGCTCAAGACCACTCATGCCTTGATAGATGCCTTTCGTTCCCGTCATAGCTCCACCAATAATGGTTATCGCTTGTCCTTGTCGCAAACCATTATCGAACGGTACATCT